CAGATGTGGGCTGCTTTGCCACCTACATCATGAAGCAGGGCGGCGTACTGGTTCCGCGTAAGCATCACATCGTCAGAACAGCCTACGAGCTAAACGACGAGCCAACCCCTTACGGCGATCACGGCACCCGAATTTATGGCATCTGGTCCCCGTTAGTGGCTGGCCGCATCTGCACACACGCAACGAAGTGGAAAATGGTCCGTAAGGCCGTTGACGTTCAGGAGGCGCCAGCCGACCAGGGCGCTAGCGCCCCTTGGACTCGTGGCAATAACTGTCCCCCTGATGAAAAACTGAACATTTCAGGGGGCGATCCGCTATCTGTTGAACCTATAGAGCCGGTTGAAACGCCTCAGTATGGTCCGGCATATTTCGACAATATGACCAGAAAACAGCGCCGCGAACTGCTGGCGCGTCTCCGGGTGGTGAAGCGGTGCCAGAAAAAAAGTTATAAGCAGGAAATTGACGACGATCAGCGGGTGCATTTGGTCAGAGAACTGCGGGTGAGGGGCTTTACCGGGGAAGAAAAAGAAACAAGCCTGCTTTTGTCTGGAGGCAGTCTTAATTCTGGTGCGGGTATGCGCATTTTTTACCGGAATGGACGCCTGCAGGAAGATGATAAATGGCGGAAATGGAGCTGATTCAAGTCCAATAGCGATAAGCGAAGCCGCTCAAGTCCCTCATGATTTCGCTTTATCCAATTAAAATAACGAGTTGATAACGTCACCCAATCGATATTTTTTTAGGATAAGCCCTTATTGAACGTAAAAAACATTTCACATTTTTAAGGCCATACTATACTGTACGCATATACAGTTGTTACGTCGAGGGAGGACAAATGAGCGATCATCTTCTGGAAGAAATTAAACTCCAGCGCATTGATTTTATTCTTAAAAAAGTTGCTTTTGATACGTGCGATTTCGAAGAAAAGGAAATGGCAATTCACTGGTTAGTAGAGTTATCAGGTGAATTGATGGCTGAGGTTAGAAAGGCCAAATCATTTAAATCTGAAGTCGAACGTCATTGAGAGGGACTTATGCATATTGAAATTATGATTAACAAAGAGCCGAAAATCAGTGAAGACATTCTCAGCGCCCTTGAAGCTGAGCTTTACAGAAATTTCCTGCCGGTTTATCCCGATACAAGTATTCGTATCCGTAAGGGTAGTGCTAACGGAGTGGTACTGAGTGGAGTCAGACAGGACGATGATAAGAAGAATGTTATGGATATTCTGCAGGCAGTATGGGAAGACGACAGCTGGCAGTATCAACACTGATAACGTTGCTGGCGTCAAAATTCACTTTTGGCGCTGGCAAGGTTGAACAACGAGCATTGCGAGGCGTTAGGCGATGGCCGGAAGCGATTCAAATTTTCAGGTAGTTTACCGGGGCGAAAGCCTGACTGATTATGCGCCTGGCGGATTGGTTTTCTTTCAGCGGCCAAAAGAGAACGGCGGCGGCTTCTGGTTAGGCCGGACTTATGATTATGTTTTCTGGCTTGAGATTTCTGCCCCTGTCTCTCTTTCGCAGGGTCTTTTTTATCTGCAGGCGATTAAAAATTCTATCCAGGTTGAAACGAAATCTACCCCGCCAGATAACAATCTATCTCTGTTCTGACACTGTGCGCGTGAGTGCATGTCTATGCTGCATGAATCCGCATGATCCCAAAAGGATCGTTTACCCTTCGGCCCGCCAGTACTGGCGGGCTTTTGTTTATGTCATGCAGGTGCATGAAAACCACTGCATAAAGCGGGCAGGCGTGGCGGGGCTACGAGCGCGCGAAAAGTCTCAGAATGCTATGTGATGAATTAAAATTTGTATGGTTTTATACTTGCATCAGTTTCATAAAGGCACGCGGCATAGAAATACTGATGACAATCTATTATGAATCGATGTAATGTATTGAACGAGTTAATTTTTATCTTAGAGGTTATGTCATGCGTCAGCCTTATAGAATTGAAAGCGTTACACTAAAAGACGTTGGCGTCTTTGATAATACTCATTTTGATTTTCCGCAAATTGAGAGTGAAGCTGAGGACGCTAAAAAAGCAGAAATACATATTTTTACAGGCCCAAATGGCTGTGGAAAAAGTACGTTGTTGTATGCTCTGGCGGGGATTTTAAACCCTGATCCTTATAAAGGAGATTCATTAGTCAGGAGACGTTATCAAGGTGTTAGCAGTAAAGTCGATTTCCGTTTCTTTGGTACATCTGGAGGATATGGTGTTAAAGCAATTGATGGCCTGAGCCATATTATTTATAAGAGTGATGACTATTATTATCGCATCCCAAATACGACCTCGAACCTTATCTTTGAAAACCGCCCCTCGATTGATAATAGCCAAAATTTGACTGCAAAGAAATTTGATTACGTCGCGCTAGCCTACTCTGGTAATCGTGCGGTGCAAACGGGTTATGATTTATCCGCAATTCAAAACATCACCCAATCTCCTTTTGAAAATGCGCTTTCTTTTGATCAGACTGTACGTCCCCAATTGCTAGCTCAGTGGATAGCTAATAACCGTACACAAGCGGCACTAGCAAGAGATGATGGAGCTGAAGAAGAGGCGAAACAGTATGATACCGCAATTAATTATATTACAGAATTTGTAAATGACATTTGTCAACTTGGATTAAAGTTCCATCTTCAACGCAGCCCATTAGAAGTCACTGTAAGTATTAGTGGTAAGAGGGTTAGTCTTAATACTCTGCCAGAGGGCTTGAAGTCGATCATCAGCTGGATTGCGGACATGTCTTTGCGTCTGGGAAGTATTCCTTGGAAAGAGCAGCGCAATATTTTCTCACAGCCTATTATTCTCTTCCTCGATGAAGTCGATATTCATCTCCATCCCAAATGGCAAAGAAGGATTCTTCCAGCAATTCAGAAACTGCTTCCAAATGCCCAAGTTTTTGTTTCAACACATTCTCCTTTTGTAGTCGGTTCAGTGGATGATGCCTTTGTATATCGTCTACCAGAGCCATATCAAAATATAAATCCAGACACCTCTGTGCCAGAAAAAATTCCTGTTATTAAATCAGGTGCAGGAAAAAGCTATCAAATGATTCTTGCTGATATTTTTGATGTTGAAGAAGAGTTTGATGTCGAAACCGAACGCCAGTTGGCGGACTTTAAAGATTCAATACGTCAATATCTCAAAGATGCGCAAGATGACTCTCGTGTGATGGAGCTGGCTCATGAGCTGCGCGATAAAAGTGAAGAGCTTGCTACCCTGGTAAGCATGGAACTGCGACAAATGACTCGCCTTTTAAGCAAAAAGTAAGGACGGCGACATGTACCCCTTTATTCGAACGGAATGTCCTGATCACCTTCGCGAATGCTGGGAGGAGTTAGGAGTTAAGTATGAAGCCTCAAAAATTAAAGACTCTAAATATAGTTTCATTTGGTATGCAGCCTTTCGTTATGACGAAGTACGTAAATTACTTACGGCTATGACAAATGAGCATTGCGCATTTTGTGATGGTGGCGATTTAGGAGCGATGAGTCGTGAAACCTTAGAACATTTCCGTCCCAAAAGTCGTAAAGAGTTTTACCGGCTGGCTTATAATTGGGAAAATTTATATCCATGCTGCGATCGATGTCAGAGCGAGAAGCTTGAGAAATATGATGCTGCACTATTAATTGCAGACGAAGCTGGTTATGATTTCAATGATTATTTTATGGTTGACTATATTACCGGTGAAATACTACCTAATCCTTTGGCCTCAGCAGCCAATCAACATCGTGCTGATACAACTATCAGAATTTACGGACTCAATGTGGAACCCAGAACAAAAATCCGTAAAAAAGAACTTAAACGGTATTTACAGCGCGATGAAAGCACGGATGTCTTAGATGATTTCAGCTATCGTTTTTTTTTGATGGATGCCGTCTGAAGACTGCAAAAAAAGACTAACACCGTTAACTTATAATTCAGCGATGTTAGTCTTAATTCTTATAGTTTTATTTAAGTTAAAAATCTAGTAAGTAGGGTTTAAAAACAATAACATCTTCGCACAGCCACTCATTTAACTCCTCAAAGCGCTTCTGCAGCGGCATGAGTTCATTACGCACAAACACCTTGCTGGCCTTTTCAATATCACCGAATCCGCCGGTGTTGTTCGGGATGATCCCCATTAGCTGCGGCGGAACGCGATGTACGGCCAGCATGTCGTCGCGGCTTACGTTCTTGATGTTCAGAAATTCATCCTTTGCCGCCACCTCTGACAGCGGGATGATCTGGATGCCGTCCTTTTTCCCGTTAGGGCTATACATAAACAGGTTGCGGAAGTTGCCCGGCCCCTTCGCGCTTTTCATTGCACTGCGGATATTGTCCACATCCTGCTGACTTTGCGCCGGGTCGGTCATGTACATGATGAAACCCGCGTGGCTGCCGTTGAGGTAATACTTGCGGCGGAACAGCGTAGCCGACTCATTCAGCAGCGCCGACGGGATGGCCGACAGGTAGCCCGGCAGTCCGTAAATCTCCTGATTGATGTCCGGCTCCATCAGATGAAACACGCTGCCCTTCGCAAACTCATACGGCTCCGTGTTAATGCCATAGTGCGC